CCCCCCTCATACACGCTTGCACCGAACAGGTTCTTCGTGTCCGGCAGTTTCTTCTCCACGCTCTTCACCTTCGACTCTATCTCCGTGGCCCGCTGCTTAAGGGTAGACTGGTCCTCCTTCAGCGTGCTGGTGTCCGCCTCTGTATCTATCACACGCCCCTCGATTTTATCCTGTGCCACCTTCAGTTGAGCCACCTGCTGCGACAGTCCGTCGCTGCCCTGCACGGTCGCCTCGATTGTATTCAGTCGCTCGTTCACCACCAGTGCGGCGCTCGTCGCAAACGTCACCATCACCGTCCGTGTGTCCACCACCTCCACCGCAGTGCCGTTCTTGTGGCACAGTTCCACCGTCAGCATCGTGGGCTTCGCCGTCGCCGTGTGATAGTCCGCGATATAGTCACTGTTCACATAGCGGCCCGTCTTCGTGCCTGTGCCATCCGTGAAGTTCACGTTTGTGCTGTCCACGTCGCTGTGGAACCGCAGCCAGTAGCCATTGCCATTGGCGGCAGAAACATCCTCATATGAGGTCGTCCCGCCAACTATGTGCTGAATCTGATACGCCAGTTCCAGCGCCAGCGGGTATTTCTTCGTCGTTTCCGAATAGCCCACCACGGCCTTCTCCGCAATGGCATACAGGCGGTGGAACTCGGCAGGCTCGCCCGCGATAGTGTCACCCTTTTCACCGTCATACACCATCTGGTACACCTCGGTGGCCACCACCGCGCCGTCCTTCCTCACCGTCACCGTCAGGCTCCGGGGATAGTTGCCGCCGCTCACGTATTCCTCCACATCCATGCCGTCATAGGCATTCACGCTGATATTGCCGCTGAGGGTCGCCTCGGTAGCACCCGTCGTGTCAAGGCCGTACGAATACGTGAATCCGCTCTCAACGGCCGCGTCCTCACTTCCCACGATATGATGCAACTCCGCGCGGATGCCGCCGCGTATCGTACCGCTCTGGTCTACGTGCAAGTCGTTCTTCTCCGTCCTTATCACGTACATCTCGGCACTCTTTCCCGGCTCTCCCGGCTCTCCCGGCTCACCTTGCGGGCCTTGCTCGCCCTCGGCCTGCACCCACACATAGTCGCTGAACTGTTCGCTGTCTGCGAGGGTGTTGTCAGTATACTCGCCGCGATACTTGCCGCCCACCTTGTAGTTCCTGTACAGGTCGCCGTCGTCGGGGCTGGCACTCCATGCCGTCGCCTTGTCGCCATACTCCACCTTCACCCTCGTCACATAGATGGCCACATTCGCAGTGCCTGCATTCAGCACAATCTGCCTCAGATAGTAGTTCGTCGGCTTGGCTATCCACGCCTCATGGTGCGTCCACTCCGTAGTGGCTTCCACCTCGGCCACCTTCAGGTAACTGGCCTGGCTGTTCCATGTCACGCCGACGATGAACGTCGCAGCACTCTCCGCCCTCACGTCGAAACTCACCCAGCAGCCAGCCTCCGTGTCATGGTAGCCGAGGAACCGGTTGCCTGCATCCGCGTAGCCAGACCGCACCGCATTGTTCTTCCCGTTCACCGTCGTCACGTCGCTGCTCAGCAGTCTCAGTGCCGTCCCCTTGCCGTCCACGCTCACCGCCTCTGCCGTCATCACGTTCCCGCCGTCGCCTACCACCCAGTAGTCCAGACCCTGCGAGAAGTCACCGTTCAGCAGCCTGTTCTCGCCCTTCTCGCGCCCGCTGCTCAGTGAATAGCCCATCGTGGCGTTGTTCGCGACGAACCCGATAGCGTCCTTCGCGCGGTTCCACATCACCACCTTCTTCGTCTCTTCGTTGATGCACGGCACGTTGTCTGTCACCAACTCGTTGCCCTGCCATATCTGTAGGCTGTAGATGCGGCCATAGGCATAGTAGTTGTTGCCCCATGCCGTGCTGCCGCTCTGCCCGTTGAACAAACGCAGCGCATACGCTGTCTCCTTCCACGTGCTGTAGTCCTTGCCCTCCGGCCAGTTATACACGTCCATGTCATTCACTATCACTCCGGCATACGACATGTCTATCTTCATCCGCGTGCCGAACTCATAGGGAATATCGATAAGTTCCTCGGCAGGAGTGGTGGAATCCGTCGCATCCCCGGCATACATCGTCAGTCGCAGGCACTTGCCCGTGTTGTTGTACAATATCTGAATCCTGTTGGTATAGTTGCTGCTGCCGTGACGGAACGCAAACAGGCAGTTGTTGTAACTTGCGCTCGCCCTCGCCGTCAGCATGAAGTCTATCACGATGCGCGTCTCGCTGCCGTGGCCGCCGTAGGCACTTGTCGGGATATATCCGAAGTAACGGTACTGGTTCTCGATGAACTCCACCTCCCTGTACGTCTGGTCTCGGTACTTGAACGTCTTTCCGTCGTCCGAATACCTCACATGCGTAACGCTTGCGTCGCCTTTCTCCCCTGCCGGGCCGCGCTCGCCAGTGTCACCCTGCGCGCCCTTCACATACTGCCATGTATAGTCGCTCTCCGTCGTTGGCCGCGTGTTCGTCATGCTCACCGCATAGCCCCACCACGTATAGGTGTCGTCCGTCGGCTCGCCATACACCATCGTGCCCGTCCGGCCGCTTGCATCGCCTTTCATCCATGCGATGAACAGATACGACGAGTCACCGGCATCGCCCTTCACCTGTCCCACGTCTTCCCACGGGCTGTTGTCGCCCGGGTCGGTCACTCCCGTGTACACTATCAGGTGTCCCGTGCTCAGGTCTATATATCCGTCACCCACCGAGGGGTTTGTTACCGTACTCTCTATCAGTGCGCGCGTGGCATACGAACCCTTGATGCTCACGCTCGTACCGTCCTTGCCGTCCGTCACCAGCGGCACCGTCTCCACGTCTATCAGCGTCGTGCCCTTCCGCAGTTCCACGCGCAGTGCCGTCGTTGCCCCGGAGGTCGCTATCGGGTAGTGGCTCGCGCTGCCGCCCTTCGTCTGGCCGTTCAGCGTGTACGTCACCGTCAGACCTGCCGCCGTCCATGCCGCAAAGTCCATCTCCGTGCGCTCCGTGCCTTTCGTCCTGACCACCTTCACCGTCACCTGCGCGGGTGTCGCCGTCGTGTCGTTCTTACCCTTGTGCAGCGCGTTGTCGCTCACCATCAGGCTCCACATCTCCGCGTCCTTGCCCGTCCTCACCTTGTTGATGGTCGCCGTGCAATGGGCTATGCAGCCTGTAAGGTAGTCGCCGCTGCTCTGTGCCTCATCACATTCCGCCTCCGTAGCGTAGTAGTACACGTCAATCTTCGCAGTGTCCTTGTTGTTGAATGCAGGCTTGATGCCATCAATGCCTGCCTCCACGCAGTCGTCGTAGAGGGTATTGCCCAAATTGAGTTCCTCCGAATAGATGTAGACATATTTAATCCATTCTCGCCTGTCCTTCTCCACAAGTTTGCTGCCCTTGTACAGTCGCGCCTTCGGCAGCCAGTCGTAGAGAACATTCTCGTCCAGCACGTTCCCGTCCTCGTCGCATGCCACGCTCAGCATCTCGTCGTCGAAGTCCGCCGTATACACCTCCGTGCCGTTCCACACGATGCTCGCCGTGTCCGAGGCCACCGTCACACCGGCCTTCATCACCTCCACCATCACCGCATGCGGATTGCCGTATGTGTCTGCCGTAGCGTTCAACTCAACGGCGAAGGCCGCACCCGTCACCTCCTGCCACTGGCTCCCGGTGTCCGTCTTCCATCTAAAACTCCACCCCTCGGCGGTGATGTCCTCCTCCGTGTCCGTGCTGCCCACGATGTGGTGCAGGCTCCATGCTGCCCGTCCCGTCAGCATGCCGTCCTCCGCGCGCAGCGTGTTGCTCACATGCCTTACCACGTACAACTCCGCATCCTCGGCATACATGCCCGTCCTCACGGGTGTCGTCTTCACGCTGCTCCTGCCGTCGGTATATTCCACCTCGTCATACTCCCACAGGTATTTCTGTTCGCTGCTCGTCTGTCCTGCCGTCGTCGTCCAGCCTGCCGTGTCCCATGTCACACCCTCGGCCGCATTCGTCAGCAGATAGTGCCGCGTCATGCCCTTCACGCCTGCGCCGCCCACCTGCATCCAGTCGTAGGCCGCAGCATTCGTGGGTGCCTCCGCACTCTCCGTAACGGCAATGCCTATGTAGCGGTCGCCCCAGTTGGCCTCGTCCTCCGGGCCTGCCGTGAACGTGTAACTCGTCGATTCGGGCAACGGGCCTTTGAACTGTTGCCTCACGATGTCATACATACCCACCTTGCCGTCTTCTTCTCTCCTTGCCGGGATGAACCATGCCGCCAGTTTCCCGTTCTGCGTCAACTGGTAGTCGCTCACGTCCATGTTCCTTGACTGGTTGTTATAGCCGAGGATGGCCAGGTTGAAGTTGTTGTAGGCTCTGCCACTACTGTCGGTGTATATCTCTCCGTCCAGGTCGCCCTCTGCCGTCACCCCGGTCTCTGTTTCAAGCGTCCATTTCCTCGTGTCGTTGAAATTGATGCTCGCCACAGCCCATGTCTCGGCAGGCAGCGTAGGTCTGTCCTCCTCATTGGCGGGGTAATATTGCTGTCCCCATCTCACATAGAATCCATCATTGGCATCGCGTCCCGTAAATATACCGTTATTTTTATAACTGCTGGTACTATACTGGCCACTTAGCCAATAATCAGCACTATTAGAATAATGATGTCTATATCTTATAGAAAAACCAAGGTCAGGTTTCCCGGGTATTCCAAGTCCCGTAGACAGAAACGGGTTCGCTCCCGTCCTTCTGCTTCCCGTCCACTGCAACTTCGTATACCCTTCAGGCAGGAAGTCGCTCATCCTCTTGATGTGCGTGTAACTGCTCTTTCCCGCAGGCCCCTGTGCGCCGGTTTCGCCCTTGTCGCCTTTCTGTCCCGTGTCACCTTTCTCGCCCTTCAGCCGCGCCCACTCATACTTGGTGTAGTCAGCGGCATCCGCCTGCTGGTCGTCGGTATAGGTGCCTATGTACAGCGCACCGTCGAAATACGTCAGGCTGAATCCCGTTCCCGCAGCATCCATCGCGTAGGCAATGTGCATGTAACTGCTCCGTCCGTCCTGTCCCGGCTCGCCCGACACACCGTCCACACCGTCCGTACCTACGCGGTACACGCCGTAACTCACCACGTCGCTGCCCTCGCTGTACGTTTCCACCGTCCGCGTCCATACCCATTGCCCTGCTGCCACGATGGGAAACTCCGTGCTCACAAAGTCGCTGTCCCGGGGCTGCTCTTCATCGTCGGTCACGGCATAGTAGGTCGTCTTGCTCGTCATGCTCCGTCCGTCCTTGCCCTGATAGGTGCAACTGTATGCCGATACCGAACTGCCGTCGCTGTAGGTCACCGTCGTCTTCGACCACACGTAGCCGTTCTTCACGCCCGTAGGCGCGCTGTTCTGCGTGAACGTGCTGTCCGCAGGCTTCGACGAGGTTGTCTTGGTCGAATACTTGACCACGCTGCCCGTCACCGTCACGCTGTCGCCCTTGTCACCTTTGTCACCCTTGTCGCCCTGCTCGCCGCGTGCCTTCTTGTCCGTCACCACGCCGTTCACCACCCAGTAGCCGCTGTCGTTGATATACGGGGCCGCGTCGCTCGCCTTCTCCGTCGTCTGCTCGTCTATGATGTCCTCGATGGTCTTGCCGCTGGTCGCGCGGAAAGTTCCCCTGAACTCGTTCAGACCCTTCGAGATGACCGTCTGCCGGTGGCTGCTCAGCGTGAAGTCATTGATGCCGCTGTATTGCACCATGCTCGGTGCCTGGATGCCCTTGTCAAGAAACTCCCCGTTGTAAGCACTCAGGATGATGGCCGACTGCCTGTCCGCGCTGCTCCTGCTGCCCAGTTGCGCTATCTTGTCGCCTGCCTCCGGGATGCCTGTCGAGTCGCTGTCCTTGTCGGTGCCGCTCATCACGATATAGTGGTAGTCGTCACCGTCTATCTGCACCACACCGCTGCTCACCGCCGTAACCAGCCGCCAGTAGTATTTGTTGCTCACATTGTAACTCGTTCCCGTCGCCGCGTCGAAAGTCGCGCACACCACCTGGTCGCCAACGGCAAACTGCTGGCTTATCTTCCGCTCGCCGTCAGTGGCCTTGAAGTAGCACTTGTAGTCGCCGTTGCTCAACGTCTCCACCCTGTCAATCTCGGCATTCGCAGGAGTCAGGATAATCTGTCCCCCCACGCTCTTTATCTCGTCGATGGAAAGTTCGAAGAAGTGCGCCACCTTCGCCGTCAGTTTATCCACGCTGATCTCCCCGGCCAGCAGACGCTCTATCTCCGCAGCGTCCGCATACAGCGTGCCGCCAACCCGCACGTCGCCCAGTTTCCCGTTCTCCGTGTCCTTCGTCGTCGTCAGGTCGCCCTTCACCGTCAGCAGTCCGCCGCCGCCAGTCAGGTAGTCCGTCACCTTCGCCACGGCCGTCTCGAACACGTCAGTGTACAGGTTCTTCAGCCAACTCTTCACCTTCGTGGTGCCGCCTTCCACCACCTGCTTCACGTAGCCCCATGCACCGTCGGTACCGAACTCCGCGCCCTTCTTGAACGTAATCTTTCCTTCCGCAGTGTCGTCCCCGGTCTTGCTCAGGTAGAGTGAGTCCAGGGCGGTGGTGTCGCTGAGGCTGTCAGCCGTGGTGGCATGGTCGGCCTCAGCAGCATGGTTGGCCTCAGCGGCGAAGTCGGAGCGCTGAGAACGGGAGGCTTCACCGGCCTTGTCGGCATAGCCGGCCGTCTGGGCATAGGTGGTGCTGCTTCCACCGCTCCCTCCGCTATAGGAGCCACCTTGTGACACTTGTCTGTTGTCGCTGCCATAGTTACTTCCGCGATCATCGGAATCGGCAGGGATGTTGTACTTGTTGATTTTCATTTCTTCTCAATCAGTTTGATGGTTTGGGTATTGGCTTTCCAGTTTGTGCTGTTAATCTGGTCGCACACGAAGGTCTTCCCACTAAGGATGGGAAGGTTGTAGTCATACGTGCCGATAAAACTATTGTCGGCGCGAAGGGGCAGGGTGAGGATGATGCTCGGAGACCTGTATTGGTTCACCAGACGGTAGATGAGGTGTTCCTCCTGTCGCAGACCGCTCGCGCCGCTGGTTCCAGCCTTGTCGCTGCCATACCACACGAGTTCGCCCTGATGGCATGCCCTGTTGAACAGCCTGTCGATATACTCGTAGTTGTCGCCGGTGCGATAGGCGGGGGCGCTGTAGTTGGGCTTCTTGTTGTCCCACGTGCAGATCTTCATCGTGATGGTGCCGAGTTCCTGGACACTGCCGTTGTCGATGAGGTTCATGTAGATGGTGTCGCTGTTCTTGTCAACGCCGTCGGGGTTGCCATAGGCGGCCATGATCTGGAAGTCGCTCAACCACACCGACTGGATTTCGTTGTTCACAACCATGTGGTGGGGGTTGTAGATGATGAACTCAGGCTTCGCAATCGTGAGTGGAAGGTTGGCGAGCGGGATGGCATAGCCGTCCTCCTTCAGTCCGTCCTCGTAGTTCGCGGTGTTCCTGAAGTCGAAATCGCGGTTGAAGAACTGTGCTGCGTCCAGACCGCCGTCGCTGTCCTTGTCGTCGCCAGTGTCAAGGGTGTCGCTCTCGGAGAAATACAGTTTGAACTTGCAGGCTGACGACTGCCAGGAGGAGCCGTTCCAGTAGTAGCCGCCCAGTTTCAACTGGCAGGGGAGCCACATGCGGTCACCGAAGTTGTTGCGGTGCTTGTCGCTGACATAGACATCGTTCAATGGGAAACACTGCTGATTATTCATGCATCTCACCTTGCCCTTGACGATGATGTAGGAGCCGCCCCCACCGAAGAAGGAGGCGACAGAGGTGCTGCCGTTGCTCTTTAAAAACTCATACTTGTCGTCATCTGTCAGTTGGTTCCTCGTTTCATTGCCGATGTTGACGCGGTCCCATCCCATCCAGTGCAGGACCACATAGTCCTTGTATGTGATGCTCGAAGGCTGCTGCTCATAATCGCTCACCTGATTCACACTGACGGAGAGGAGGTAGCATCCCATGGCCTGCACCATCTTCGTGTAGTTGATTTTCTCAGGGTATATGTCCGGGGTGATGTTCCCTAAGGGCGACTTGTAGTACTCACCGATGTACGAGCCAACATCGAAGTGGCCAAGCACATAGTAGGGGTTCTTCCAGAACTTGTAGAAGTTCTTGTACTTGTGGCCTTCACTCTCCATTACCTTCTCATGGCGGCCATCCTGGCTGGTGCCGATTATCTCGGTGGTCACATTCTTGCCGCCTGCATCGGTGGAGTCGGTCACGTTCTCGATGATCTTCCCGCTGAACAGTCCGGGGATGAGGTCGTCGAACGCGTAGAGGCTGTCCTTCACCCTCACCTTGTTGTACACCTGGTCAAGGGAGATGCTGCTGTCGTCACCGCTGAAGTCGGCTGAGGTGATGGTCTTGTTCCCGCCTACAGTCACCAGTTCGCCAGCATCGCTGCCGATGGCATACTTGTAGTAGGTGTTGATACCGGCCTTCAGGGCATCATAGTCAACGAAGAAAACCTCACTGCCAATGGCGACTGCGGTCACGCCCATAAAGCGGCAGACCTCCTCCAACACCTTCCTGTATGTCCACGCGACATCCTCGTCCGTCTCGTTGTCCTTCTTCTCGTCAAAGAAGTTCTGCTCACTGATGCAGACGTGCGACAGGAACTCAGAGGTGCCGCTCTGCTGCTTCTGGGTGTTCGTGCTGAAATAGAAATGGGTATAGGCGTTGCAGCGCTGGAGGCATTTGCTGATGAGGCCGGAGAATGTGATGATGCCGCTATTCCCTCGTTCGAACTTGTAATACTGCAAGGTAGACAGGGCATCAATGCACTCGATGTCGATCGTCTCTCGCTCTCTTGCGAAGCCCATGTCGTAAAGGTTGGGCGTGGCATAGCCGGTCCACACCACCTCATCGTTCCTGCTCAATATCACCTGCACGTCCTGAGCGCCTGATGCGTACACGCTCATCATGTAGTCGCTCGTGCGGAAAGAGGCGGTGCTCTTTGTATACTTGCAAGGCCTGTAAAGGGTCTCGCCGCCTCCGTCCATGCCTGTGGTGAATGGGACACCACCCATCGCCAGGTCTACGGGCTTGGATGTGGTGTCGCCTGCTATGTTGATGACAACCTCGAAGGCATCATTGGTGCCACGCTGGTGGAATCCTCCTCTGTATCTCATATCTTGGAGTTTATGGCGTTGTTGTTTCTGATGGCACCAATGAGGTCGGTGCCGTGCAATCTCAAACGAATCTCGCCCGACTGCAAGCCTCCAAAACCGCCGCCACGAATCATGCGGAACAGTTGGCTCTGGTCGTTGCGGGTGAAGACAGCCTCACCGGGGGTGAGCATGGCGGGAACAGTGTCTCCTGCTCCGGCACCTTCCACGATACCTCCCCTGTTGAAGCCCTTCACGGTGGAAATGACTGTGGCGATGGTGCCAAGACCGGCTCCGACGAAGGCAAGCCAGCCCCAAGGGCCCATGGAGGCTGCCTGGGCGCTCGCCGTGGCAAAGCCGAGGATGATCTGGCCGACTGCGGCAAGGACACTGCCGGCCTTCGCGATGGGTCCATTGCCGCCAAGTTGCTGAAGACTCTCGCCAAGGAGGACGCAACCGGCTGCGGCATCACTGAAGTCAATGCCGTCCTTGAAGCATTCGCCAAGGGTGGCCCAGTCGCTGACAATACCTCCAATGTCGCCCGTCAGGCTCTCCTTGAAGTTGGCGATGGTCTCCTGCATATTGAGGAATTTCTCCACTGCCTCTTCGTTGATGGTGCCTACCATCTCGGCCAAGTCGCCAGAAATATCGGTCTTGAAACTGCCTGTGGTGCCAAGGCCGACCACACTGACCATGTCGGCACTGCCGGACTTCATCGTGCTGGTCAGTTTCTCAACCTCCGACTTGAACGACTTCACCTGCTCCAACTGCTTCGAGAGTTCCAACTTCTTCGGCAGGTCGTCGGTGGCGGCCACTGCCTTGCCAAGTTCCCGAATCTTAGCCTCAACGTCGTCCATCGTGTGAAGGGTGGAGGTGAGAGAGACACTGCCGCCCCGGCTTCCGCCTCTGCTGCTCGTGGTGCCGCCGGAGGTGGACGGGGTGACGGAGTTCTGGCGGCTGCTGCTCGTGCGGAGAATTGTCTTGTAGACGCTCACACCCTGGAGGGCATCATTCCATGCATCCTTCAGGACTTCAACCTGCCTGACGTAGTCGTCATACTTTATCTCACCGGTCACCTGTTGGGCGTACAGTTCGGCCATCTTGGCTGACAAAGCCTGCGCACGGGCTTCCTCGGCAAGCATCTTGCAATAACTGTCACTCTGCTGGATGAGGGTCTCCTTCCAGTCCTTCAGCGTGGAGTAGTTGCCCATGGCCTCGCCATACTTGCTGTTGAGATCCTTCACCAACTTGGCCTCATCCTCCTTGCTGCCGCGGAACTCGTCCACCTTCTTCTTGTACCGCTCTATCTCCAAAGAACTGCTCATATACTCCTCGGCTGCCTTGCCGTTGGCATCAGTGAGCGACTTGGTGACTGCGCGAAGGCTCTCAAGGGCCTCTTGGCTCGTCTTTGCCTTGTTGGCCAGCTTCACAATGGCGGTGATGAGCAGAACGGCACCAGTGGCCATGGCTACAAACGGGATGGCATTCAGTGCGGCACTCAACAGGGTGGTGGCAAGGGTGGCACCGCCCTCTGCGGCGGCAAGGCCGGTGGTGGAGGCTGCGGCGGCTCCCTCAGCGGCTGTCTGTGCGGCGGCACCGCGAGAGAGGAGGGCCTTCACGGCGGCATAGCCCTTGCCGAGAACTGTCGACTTGCTGGTGATGCTATTGCCGAGCGTCTGAATCGCATTGAGCATCTGTTGCGCGGCCATCATCTTCTGAATGGCGGCGGCGGCTCCCTCGCTCTCGACACCGAACATCGACATGGCTGCCTGTCCTGCCTGGAACACGCTCATGCCGTCCTCCATCGCACCGAAGGCAAGTGTCATGTTGCGGGTGTCGTTGGCCTGCGCCTTGATTTCCTCGTTCACGTCGCCAATGGCATCCTTCAGTTCACCTGCACGCTTGGCAAGCTGCTGATAGGCGGAATCGGCGGGGGAGACACCACTGGCAAGCATGCTCTGCATGGCGCTCTGTACCTGACGAAGCTCCTTCTTTACATTCCTGCCGCTCGTCTCGGCGCTCTTCAGGATGTCGTTGAAGGACATCTTCGCCTTCTGCGCACTCTCCTGAAGCGGCTTGTCGAAACCGCTCATGTCTGCGCTAACCTTGATGTTTCTTTGTGGCATATCTCTTTTCTTCTTGTTTCATCTTCAATACCAGGGCATCGCGGTCTTCACGGCTGACCGACTGCCCGCTCATGTCGTCCCAAGGGAAGTGGATGTCAGGCTTCCCCTTGAAGAAGGCCTTGTGGATATAACTGCAGACGAGCCTCGTCTGCTCCCACGCATCCATGTCTTTCAGCCATTTCTTGTCGAGAAGGGGCTGCATCTCGTACACATCCATCTCGTCAAGGACGTAAGACGGACTGATACCAAGCTCAACGACGAGCTGTCTGTAGGCATCAGTCCAACTCAGTTTTTTCCACCTTCCTCACTCTTCTTGCTGAAGGCAGCCTCACGCTCAAGGCTGTCATGGAGGTAATTGCTGTACTCCACGAACAGGGACGGGTCTGCGTCCATGGCGTCCAGGAACTCGTCATACTGGAGACCGCAGTCCTTGGTGCCGGCCATGATCATCGTGTAGAAGTACACATACTGGTCGGTGAGGGTGCTGAGGTTCCACATCTTCCCGGTGATGGTCTCGAAGAGCATCCTCGAGCGCACACAATGCTTCATCGTGTACACCTTGCCGTCTATGGTTATGTCTTTTGTCGTCATAATTAATCGAAAAAACCCCAACCCCTTGACAGGGCTGGGGCTTGCCAAACTACTAATCTATTAACTTATTCAAGAGGAATGTGTCACGTCACCCGTCACTGTCAGGTCGCAGGTGAATGTGGCAATCTCGCCGTTGGGGGCGTTGGCCTCAAGGCTGGTGATGTAGCACTCGCCAGAGAGAACGTCCTTCTGGTCGTCCGGGGTGAAACCTCCGGTGGGAGCGGCAGCGTCAATTTCAGTGGCCACGGCGAACTTCCATGTCAGTTTCGCCTTCGACTTCATGGAGTCGAAGAGGTCGTAGTAGGTCTTGCCTTCGCCGGGAACGCAGAACATGTTCTCAGTGTGCAAGGTGCCTGTCATGGTCGTGGGCTCGATGTCCGACATACCAGCAGGGGTGTCCTTGTTGGTGATTTCAGACGTGTTCATCGAGAAGGAGGCGCTGCAGGTGGTCGCTCCGGCGATGCTCTTGCCGCCAAGGAACAACATGAGGTTCTTGCCTCTTTGGTATGTATTTGCCATTTTTACTTCAATTTTAAGTGGAAAACTAATGCTTGGATATACGTATTTTCGAGGAACTGCTCGCTGCGCTCGTCAAGCGTGCACTCCAAGGCCTCGATGTCCTCGAACACAAGGTTAGGACGCTGGAGGGCTCTCGTCACCTCCATGGCGATGTCAACGCCGCTGGTGTAGTCCTCAGTGCAGACAGCAATGGTCATGTAGGCATCCTGTTCGTAAAAGTACGAGTCCTTGTCGCGGCTGGAAGTCAGGCTGGTGTTGCTGTAGGCGATGTAGGGAAAGCAGGTTCCTTCGGGAGCGACAAGCGGGAATACCTTGTCTCCCACCAATTCGGCGAGGTCTTCACTCTCAAGGAGGAAATGCCTCACGAAACTCCCGACATTCAATGCTTGGACTCTCATAGATGACTGATTCGTTCGTTAACGGCTGTCTCAACTGCCGACCTCACACGCTCGAAGATGCTGCTGCCGTACATGTCCTCGACGGTCTCGAAGAAACCCATCGGGGCGATGCGACCGCGACTGATGCCAGCCTTGAAGGTGCGCTTGGGAACCTTGCGGCCAAGGCTGTCAGTGTAGGCGGAGGTGGTGTAGGGCTTCTTCGTGGGGCGCAAAGGGGTCTTGTAGGTGCCGTTCTGGAAGATGTAGAGCCACTCCTTCGGGTCGAAGTAGACAGTGAACCCAATGCCGCCGCCCTGGAAGGGCTTGCTCTTCACGCCACGTCCGGCATGGGCGCTGAGGGCATACTTGCCATTCCCGCTCACAACGGACTTCAACGTGGTCTCCATCTCTTTCCGCAACGGCTGGATGCCGCGGAGGATGTAGGGACGGAGTGCCTGGCCGTTAATCTCCAAAATCATCTGGGAGAGGTCGAAGCCGGCTTGGGCTGAAATCACACTGTCACTCATTAACCTTCTCTGTTTGGATTACAATCTCATTGCGCCTGACGTTTGGGAAGAGGCCTGTGATGCGATAGCGGGTGTCGTTCCACTCCAACTGGTGCTCCTCCGTGATGGAGTCGCGGAGCCAGTAGTAGCAGCAGAAAGTGACATTGTAACTCTGGACAATCTCGTGGCGGTCGTTCTCCTTCACGCCACTCTGGGAGCCAATCTTCATCCGCACGACATCGGAAGGGATGTAGTTCACCTTCACGCTGCCGTACTTGTCGGTCACCTTCACGGGCGACAGGATGGTCACAACTTCACGCAACTCGCCGCTGTTCATATCACCACTTCTTAAACTGGTACATCAATCGGTCAAAGGCCTTCGTCTCCTGAGTGCCGCTATACACTTCGCTCTCACGGTTGTTGTACAGCGTGGCTCCGAGCATGAGCATCGCTTGCGACACTTGAGGCTTCTCGAGAATCGCAGTTGACTCCTCACTGTCGTCAAGGTCCAGGAAGTCGCGGCAGTAGCCGATGACGCTGTCCACTATCTGCGACAGATACTCGTCATCCCCGGCGAAGGTGCCGGGGATTTGGAGATGTTTCTTGAGGCTGTCAACAGTGATCATACTACTTCTTCAAGATACGTTTTGCGAAAGGAACAATACCGTCCTTGGTCTTCTTGTCGAAGCCGCGGCGCACGAAGTAGTCGAAGTAACTGTTCACAACAAGGCGAACGGTGCCGTTCAGAGCCTGGGTGTACGGGTCAACGAGAACCTCGATGCCACCCCACTGGCCAATCAGCATCTCGGAGAAATCACCGAGGATGAGACCCTTGCTGCCGACGTTGTTGCTGCCATATACGTTGCGTCCGTCGATGAGGCCGCCTTCGTACAGGTAGACGGGCTGTCCGGAAACCTTCTCGGTCTTCTTCAGAACGCCGAGTGCGTCATAGGCACCAACCCATGACAGGTTGCGGAAGTTCTTGGTCAACAGGGATGTCTCCATGTCAACGAGGGCACCATAGGTGATGTCGCCTACGTCGGCGGTAACATCGTTCAGAAGGCCGGCAGGCTTGTCAGAGGTGCCGGCGGCTGTGCCGAACATGGTCTCTTCCAATGTCTGACGGACGGCCTCAACGAGGCTGCTCTGGATATAGGCCTCGACAGAGTCATTGCCCTGGATGAGCAACTGCTTCGAGAGGTCCACATAGGCAGTGATGCGCTTCGGTGACAGGGTCTTCTGCTTGAACTCGCCGGCTCCGTCGGTTGCGGGTGACACCTCACCTGCCCATCCGGCTGTGGTTCCGGTGTAGAAAGGAACGGCGATGTCGCCCTTCAGACCGGTGAGGAAGGTGGCACCGGCACGCGCTGCGATGAGCTCGTTCTCCAACGGAGTGACAAGGTCAAGAAGGTCGGTGGCGACATCTTCCTTGCCTGCGGTGGCTACAGTGGCCTGCAAGGTGGCACGCTTCTCCATGGGGAGGAAGAAGCCGTTGTTGTTGTCGCTGCCGCTGCTGATGCTGTTCTTTGCACCACGCTCGCTGACCTCGGCCTCAACATCGTCAAGGGCGCGGCCGTTCATGATGGCGCTGATGGCTTTTACGTAAGAGAATCTGCGGTTCTCCTTCTTCTTGGGTGTCTGGCCGGCAAGCCAGTTCTCCAACTCGGCAATCTTGATGTCGAGTGTGCGAATCTCTTCCTTGATGGAGGCGAAGTTGGCCTTCTCCTCGTCATTGAAGTCTCTCTTCTCCTTCTGTATCTGATTCAGAAGGCTCTCTTGCTTGCGCTTCAACTGAAGACGCTGCTCTTTCAATTCTAAAATCGTCATTTTCTTGCGGTTTTTAAAAGATTTCACTTCTTAGTCGTTCGTAATAGGATGAGGAGGGGACATGGGAGTCCTTCTCACTCCTCTTGAGGTCATCAAGACCCCGAGTGTCTATGCTTGTCGCATCATAGGCGGGCTGCACAACAAGACTGACATCATAGAGCCTGTCAATCTTCATAATCCTCCGCCTGTACTCGTCACCCTTGTGCGTCCACTCGTCCTTCTCCACTGTGAAGGCGAAACTCATGCCGCGGATGTCACCACGGCGTACACTCTCAAGCATGTCATTGCCCAACTGGGTGTTCGGAGCCTCGAACTCGCAGAGGAGACCGCGGCTGTCAACACTGAGGTGAAGGGTGCCGTCCCCATTCACGCTGCGGGCAAGGATGCCAGGAAGGTCGGTGTGGTTGTACAGGCAGACAACATCACTGCGGCCGATCACATCGTCCATGCAGTGGGGGTCAAGCGTCTCGATGAAGCCCATGTCACGACTGTCGCTGTCGAACACGGCTGCATAGCCGGAGAGAGTCCTGCTCTCCTTGTCGCGGAGCTCAACGCCGTCAATCAAATATCGTCTTTCTTTTTTCATATTTTATGGCTCCTCACTATATATACATCAGAAACGTTATTAATGCCCCTATTTATTTGGAAATTTTCTAAATTATTCTTATCTTTGCAATGTGTAAATGGCAAAAAATCAGCAGAATGGCAAAGAAAACTTATCAAACGTGCCTCGACGGACACACATCGGTTCTGGTCGAGGACATGGCGAAGAGGACAGGGTGCAGCATATCATCCATCATCGGGCATGCAACGAAAGAACTGTGCAGGCGATACGACATGGCGAAACGATGATGCATGCGACTTCATCAGGAAGAACTACGACATGCTCACGCGGAGGGTCAGAAGCAATGACGAATGGGACGCGTTCCACTCGGCATGCCTCTACATACTCACACACGAATGCGTGGACATGCTTGCAACTCTCAGAATCAGATACAAGTTCGCGCTTCTGAAAGAAAGAATCAGGAAAACGGTGCCGCTGGAATATGAAGTTGTTGACGACAGCGAACCGTACATGGAGGAGGAGAGCGACGAGACAATCGAACAATTCCTAAAGAACCTAAAAGATGCCATACTTGAAGAAACACAAACGCAACAGCTGCAGCGATGATCTGAACCGGAAAGAAAGGCAGAAGGTGTACTCTTCGGCGAAATGGAGGAAGATGAGGCTGGCGTATATCGACAGGCACCCTCTCTGCGAAATCTGCCAACAGAAAGGGCTCGTAGAGGCGGCAGTGGACGTTCATCACAAGGTGTCCTTCACAAATTTCACAGGGATGAAGATGATCGAGATGGCGTACAATCCGAACAACCTGATGGCGCTTTGCAAGGAGTGCCACTCCAAAATTCACAAACATCATGGGAAAGAACAGCATTAAAGTGAGATTAGACCTTCCGGTGGGACTGGAGCCGGAGGTGGCTGAGTACATGAACTCGGTTGTCGACTTCCTAAAAAGGGCGAGGATTCTCGACGACATCGACCGCGCATCGCTGCACATACTCGCGAGACAACTGGACATCTTCTTCCAGGCTGCTAAGCATGTGAAGGGGGAGGGGATGATGGTCAAGAACGGGCGAGACGACCTTGTGCCGAACCCGAAGATTGCCATCATGAACCAAGCCGAAGTGATGTGCTTGAAGATTATGAAGGAATATGGACTGGTGGCGAAGGCAAGGAAGGAGATGGGAAAAGCGTCCGTCACTGAGGATTCGCCGCTGAGGATGTTCCTCGCCAAATAAAGGAGGGATGAAGGGGGAGAGGAAAGCCTATGTCAGATATGCCTTGAATGTCATCAGCGGCAAAGTGACCGCGGGGAAGTACATAAGGGATGCATGTCAGCGGTTCATCGACGATATGCAAAGGGACGAATTGGAGTTCCGCTTCAAGACGGTGGACAGGTGCATCAGGTTCATCGCGCTCCTAAAGCACACCACTGGCAAGTTCTCAGGGAAGAACTTCCATCTGGAGCCATGGCAGCAGTGGGTGGTGGCGAACATAGTGGGATGGTATTGGAGGCACACGGGTACCAGGAGATTCACACAGTCGTACATTGAGATGTCGAGAAAACAGGGGAAGACGGCACTGGTGGCCGCACTGGCGCTGTACTACCTCATCGCAGACGGGGAGGATGGAGCGGAGGTGGACCTCGCGGCAAACAGCAAGGAACAGGCGAAAATCGCATTCAAGATGGCGAAGAGCTTCGCCAAGTCCTTAGATCCGGGGAAGACAGACCTCGTGGCATACAGGGACCAGATACAGTTCGCCATCAACGAGTCGGTGATGAACGTGTTCGCGTCTGACGACTCCACACTCGACGGATACAACGCATCATTCGGCATCATCGACGAGTACCACAGCGCACCTGACTCATCAGTGCGTGATGTCATCAAGTCGTCCATGGGCATGCGAGAGAACCCGCACATCTGCACAATCACGACAGCCGGATTCGACAAGACGCTGCCATGCTACGAACTGAGGAACTACGGCATAGAGGTGGTGGCAAGACTCAAGCACGATGACGAGTTCTTCGTCGCAATCTACGAGATGGACGATGACGATGACTGGAAGGACGAGAGAAACTGGAAGAAGTGCGCACCGAACCTGGGTGTGACCGTGTCCAGGGAATGGCTGAGAAGTGAGGTGAAAACGGCCATCAACAACCCGCGGGAGGAGACAAACGTCAAGACGAAGAACCTCAATGTGTGGTGTGATGCAGCCGAGGTGTGGATTCCTGAGCAGAAGATCATCGACATATCAAGCAACTTCTCATGGGATATGTTCAGCGCGGAGGAGGACATCTGCTATGTCGGTGTAGACTTGTCGGCTGTCAGCGACCTGACGGCGGTGGCTTACCTCATCATGCACGACAACAGGTATTTCCTGGACATAGACTACTACTGCCCAGAAGAGGCTCTCGAGACAAAGACGGACAAGGACAAGTACAGGCTTTGGAGGCAGACTGGTGAACTGAAGGTAACGCCAGGGAATGTCACGGACTACGACTATATCACCAACGACATCATCAGGCACAACAAGAACGTCACCATTGCGGCAGTGGGGTATGACAAGTGGAACGCCACGCAATGGGCGATTGACTGCACGGCAATGGGCATGCCGCTCGAGGAATACTCGCAGTCGCTCGGCAATTTCAACAGGCCGACACGCGAACTGGAGAGGCTCATCCTCATGGCATCAAACCAGAAGAAGAACAGCCAGGAGCCGGTGCTCACCATCAACGCGAATGCCATCACGCTTTTCTGCTTCCGCAACGTTGAACTCAAAAGCGACTGGAACGGCAACGTCAAGCCAAACAAAAGCATAGACAAAAAGAAGATTGACGGGGTGATAGCGACCATTGAGGCGCTTGGCACACTGCTCGTCAATCCTCATTTCTCAGGACAACTCATCACCACGCTCGAAAGCATGGGTGGATGAACTTTTGAATCGCTCAGGAAAACTTTTGAATCACGGTTTTGGAACGATTGCAATTCGATTTGGACCGATTTGGAATCACACCTGCGTCTCATCATCCTCCTCTTGGTTGTTGCTACCGTTCTTGCCTGGGTTGGGCTGCTGCTGGGCTGCCGTCGCATTCATCGGCTTGTCAATCGGCACAAGGTTGCTCTGGATGAACGGTTGGTCACCGCCTTCGACAGGCTCGAAGTCCATCTGACGGCGAATCTCGTTGCTCGTCAGTACACCAAGGTTGAACATTTTCGTGTAATAATCTGCCAATGCTGACTTGTCTGTACGCAGCAGCACACTGGTATCGAAACTCACGTCATACTTGAACCTCTCCCCTGGCAGGAACAATTTTCGCTCGAACTCCAGTTCAATCTTGTCAAGGATAGGCTGAAGCGTGTCGGTGAGGAAAGCCAGCTGGCTGGCCTCGATGCTGCTGTAACTACTGTGGCTAAGGTCATAAGCCTTGCTCGGACTCACGCCGAAGAAGCGGCAGATGTCCACGACATTGAACTGCCGCGTCTCAAGAAGCTGGGCATCACTCGGGCTCACACTGATCGGCTTGTACTCCATGTCAGCCTCCATCAGCGCAACACCTCCGCGTCCCGCACTGTTGAACTTGCTGCTCCAGGTACGGAAGAAATCCTCCTTCTGCTTGGCTGTCAATGGATGGTTCACGCTGACGACACCGCTCAGGGAGGCACCGCCCTTGAAGAACTCCCTGGCATGGACCTCGGAGTCGTAGGCAAGGCCGAGAGTGTTCGCAGCATACCGGACTGTTGACACACCATGCTCGCCGTCATGGCTGAAATTGACGATGTGGATGATGTCGCTCGGCTCGATGAAACCATACCTCGGGTGGGCATAGTATGCGATATGACCATACTCGTCGTCAATGATGGTCACATTGTCGGGGTGGAGGAACTCCAGTTCGATGACATTGCCGTCCTCGTTCCTGGCAATGCGGATGTAGCCGTTGCCTTTCAGGATCATGGAAGTGACAAGCGACTTCATCATGGTGAATCTGCTCATGTAACGGCTGGGCTCCTTGTTCACCAGCCAGAAGGCCGGATGAGTGAGCGCCCGTTTCTTATAGCCTTTGGACGTAACCTTCAATATCTCTATAGGCAGTTGCGCTACAGCATCGCTGATGCAACTGACACACCTGTACACAGTTGAGAGTTCAACACTCTTGCCCTCTGTGAACCTCTGGGGATCGCCTACAAGCGACACTACATTCACGCCGCCTTCACCCCTCTTCTCCTTTTTCTTCCAACTCCAGAATGCCATATTCCAGTCCATCTTATGTTATATTGAATTTTTTCTCTAACAATTCTTCGACACCCCTCAACCGCTTCAGTTCGCCACATTGCAGCACATTCTTGCGAAACGATTGAAATCCTTGCAATTCGATTGAAAAGATTGCGAAACGGTTAAAAGATTGCAATTCGGTTGAAAAGATTGCAATTCTCTCGTTCACATTTCGGAATTTTATTGCTTATCGTTCATTTTATTGCATTGTCGTTCATCTTTTTGTAAAATTCATCAACATATAGTGATATTCTTCAACATATAGTGATATTCTT